TATCAAGAAGATTATAATGGTTCAATAGAAGGCAGAACTTTTGAAATAACACACGCCGCTTTTGACCAAAGTATTTTTCAATTGAAATCTTTAGTGCATGTTTTATATATGAAACCATACAGATACAGTATGGAATCCCAATCTGCATCTGCAGTCAGTTCGGATCTCACATCTCCGGAAATTTCTGGATATGGTGATAATGTTTACATAGATGAACATAAGTATGTTGATCCGGATATTGATACCACGATATATGGTGCGTAATAATGAGATTATTGCAATATATAAATGAAAGTATAAAAAAAGTTCCGTGGTCAGATCCGAAAATTGGATGGTGGTTAGATAAAGATGTTATAACATTGTATCATGGATCACATATAAAAAATATTGACTTTATAAAAAAGAACGGCATTTTGCCGGCACAGGAAGGATATACGGAAGGTAGAATATATCTTGCTTTCGAACCATATACAGCTCGTGGTTATGCATCCATGGCTGGTCAAGGTGGAGAGTCAAAATTTCGGGATGCAGGAACAAAAGCAAAAACCACACCAATGAATGAACGAGTTGTGTTTATTGTGAAATTGCCAAAAGAATATATATTGAAACACGGTAAAATGAATAGAAGTTCCACAAAAGAGGAATATATAAAAGCAAACAAGCCCGATTACAAGTTTTATGAATTATGGGAAGTTTCTCTTTTTGATAAGATAGATCCAAAATATATTGTAGGATGGATGCAAAGATGATAGACACAATAAAAAATATATCAGCAATTATAGTTCTTGTAGGTATGTTTTTTGGTGGATATACTTACATAGACAGTAGGTATGCTCAAAAAGGTGAAGTGGAAGCACAGACAAAACAAACAGTTACTATTTTGGAAAAATTCAAGACAGACATGAATAAGGATAGATTGGAACAGAACTACATAAACATTATCAATGTGGAAAGACAGTATAAAGTTCTTATAGTTCAACATCCAACTGATAAAAATTTGAAACAAGAACTGAAAGAGATCCAGATAGAGAAGAATGAAATCAAAGAAAAATTGGATAAAATAAGGGAGTTGAAATAATGGATATAAGAAAATACTTAACCGAAGAAGCATCTGATGCACAAGAATTTGTAACAAAAATAAGATTACTCATTTCAAGAATTTGGCCAGATGCATTGATAAATGTCAAGTTCAATGTCAGCATATATCCAAGTATTACAATATGGTTTGCAAGCACTTCCAATAAAAATATGTGGCCAATGAGAATAGTTGAAAACGATCCTTGTTATAACATAATCTTCATTTATGGATTTGATAGAGATGGAAATATAGGTGAAAACCTTGAACTAAGAGGTGGACAGATTGGATGCAGAGATAGAAAAACATGGAAAAGAGATAAATGTGGATGGAGAGATGTCAAAAAAGGAAATGTTACAAAAATATTGAGCGCACTTGAAAAATATTTCAAAAAAATGAAGGAAGTTTTTGATGCGGCTGAATAAGTATCTTTTAGAAAATATAGATGAAGAAGAAATTATAACAATCTTGAAAAGAGATTGTGGTTCTTTTTTAGATTTGATAAAAGAGGTTGGGCTGATATATCGTGGTGCTAATGAAAACAAACCTTTTGTATACAAGGAAATGCATAGCACGGATAGACTTCCAAGAGACATACCGTTGCCGATACATAAAAGATTGAATGAGCTGTTTATGAAGAAGTTCAGATGGCCTGTTCGAAACGGTATTTTTTGTACGAAGTTAGCTGGTATGACATATCAATATGGAAGACCATACTGTATTGTGGGTATTGGAAATAAATGGAAATATTGCTGGTCTACTGTGATTATAGATTTATGGGATGATCTCAAAGAAAATTCAGTTATGGATAAAATAATACCTGATAATGAGTTTAGTGTAGTGTATTACATTGGTAGGAATGTGAATGTTTTACCAGAGGATGATGAACTATTGAAAAAAATAGTTGATACTTATAAGGATAAAGATTTGAGAAGTTGTAAATCACAGGTAGAAATTTCTTTCTGGTTTCCAGATGGATATTATTTGGTTCCTGTATCACTTGACAATGAATTAGGAAAACTATGAGGTAAGTAATGAGATTACAATCTTATTTACAGGAAGGCAATCTAATAGGAAAAAAAACAGGAAGATCTGTTCCCATAGATGTCAAAGATGCCAAAAAAACTATTATGAAAGAATGTAAAAATGCTATGAGGTCAACCCCGATATACAGAGGTGTTAACAATGATGCCCCGGCCTTGTTCATTGAACCAAAAAAATCAACCAGGTTATCAGAATATACTGATAATTATTATATGCTTTTATTTCAACTATTACCTTCGTGGAAAAAATATCCGAAACTTTCAAAATCTGTAATTGGTGTAACATCTGTTGGGAAATCAACAAATTGGGCATCAAAATCTTTTCGTGTTTATCCTTATGATGGATATGATATTGGTGTTTGTCCATTTGAACATTTTTGGGGCTCGTTCAAAAAAGTCAATGGTATGGATATTTTGAATGAAAAATTGATGGATTTTTTGGATTATTATAATCGCGATCACAAGCAGCTAAAAAATTTTTCACCCAAAGAAACGGATCCAAATGTATTGAAAGCTGAATTTGAAAAAATAGACAAACTGAAACTTGAAAAAACATTTGATGATATTTTTGAAGAATACTTTTTTGGTGGTGAAAAAGTTATCAAAACATTTGACAGAATATTTTCTGCAGAAGATAATGGTTTTAGTCTGGAAGATAGTGGATCAACATATAATATACCATTTGCAAGACAAATATGGACAGAAGCGCCCTGTATATTACTAAGTAAAAAGGAAGAAAGAAGGTTTAAAAAAGGATAAAAAATGGCTAGTAGAATTTACTCTTTCAATAAATGTATAAGAAGAACTATAATTCAATTTCTTGCATTATTCAATGATATTCAAATTGAAAGATATGAACAAGACGGCACTATAAAAGGTCGGCATCTTGTTCCTTTAAAATTTGTTCCTAAATCAAAAGCGTATATGTGGGTAACAGAAAGAGGTAGAGATGAAGAAATGTTACCGATGATGATTGTCACTATGACCGGTATTGATTTTGATCCAAATAGATTGACAAACAGACATGAAGATATTAGAGTATCGACAGATTATTCAAGTCTGACTTCTATTTATTCTTCAAATGCTATACCATACAATATTTCTTTTTCTTTACAAATTTTTGCATTACATAATATTGATATTGACCAAATATATGAGCAAATTTTACCATATTTTACTCCACAAGCATACATATTAATCAATATACCTGAAATGGATATGAGTTTTGAAGCTAAAGTTATTTTGAATTCTTGTAGCCCGATGATGACAGACGATACAACAGAAGAAGAAGCGCGAGTTATCAAATGGGAAACTCAGTTTCAAGTTCAAATGTATTTGTTCAAACCAACTTTTACATCAGACCTTATTGGTCCTACAATTGGTACACCACCATTTGATACTTCTGCATCAGCTGCAGAATTTATAGATAAAGGTGATTGGACTATTGGTGTTTCTTATTCAGCTGGTGATTATGTTTTAGATGATGGCACATATTATGTTGCTTTAGTTGATAATATTTCTTCTGATGTAACTGAACCCGGACTTACATCAGCATCGGTATGGACATCTGGGGCTGAATATTATAACGACAGTGTAGTTTTACATGATACAACTTATTATGTTTCATCAGCTTCACATATAGCAGATGAAACTAATGAACCACCATTACCACCATGGACAGAATTATCAGGGCCACCTATAACTACCATATGGCAAGAACTAGCTTTGCCACCAGCACCATCAGGTTGGTCAAGTGAAGATGGGTGGACAGATGGTTGGGCTTTGACAGCTGGAGCCGCAACCTGGGTTCCATCAAGTGCTTCAAAAGGTGGTGCAGTATTTAGGTTTTATGTGGACAGGTCGAAATTTCTACAAAGAGACACAGTATTAGATGATACAAATATGTGGACAGACACTGCGGAAACATTAGCAATACAGCCATTAGCTTTAATTCCTGAAACAGTAGATACTGAAGCAAAAATTTTATTGGATATGGAATTATTTGAAGCTGATTAGAGGTGATATATGGCATTAAGTGCTTTAGGAAAAGCATCAGCAACACAATATAGATTGGTATTAGACCGTATACCCGTTTCTGGTAGTAAAAGGTCTGATATGGATGCGTTGAAACTGAATATATTCAATGTAAACCTTCCAAGTGTTACTTTAGATACTCAACAGATGAATTGGCAAGGCATGCATACACAAATGCATCAGGGCGGAATTACATTTGACCAATTGAATATAAGTTTTATTGTTGATAGTCAATTTAAAAACTGGAAAGTATGTTTTGATTGGTTAGTTTATATAGCAAATAATTATAATAAACCTACTAGTAAACCATCTGATTATGTAACTGACGCATCATTGATTGTTTTAGACAACTGGGATAATGCATTATTCAATATAAGATTTATAAATTTATGGATAACAAGTCTTGGTGAATTAACTTTTTCTGTTAGAGATGGCGAAACACATATTGAATGCACAGCTAATTTTAACTATGATAGATATGAAGTTCAGCAAAGCAATGACGGAATGGGTATAATTCGTTAATTTTTATAAATATAAAAGATGTTATAAATATAAAAGATGAAGGAAAAATTTTATTTCTATAAATAGATATAGAAATCGAAAACATGGGAGGAAAAAAAATGGCTTTTTATCTTAGTCCACAGGTCGCGGTTCTTGAAAAAGACCTATCAAATACGATACCGGCAGTCGCTACTTCCATTGGCGCAATTGTCCTTAGAAACACTTACAGGGGCCCGGAACGTAAAACAATTTATGTAACAAGTGAAAGTACATTGATTGATACTTTTGGTTGGCCGACTTCGGCTGCATCTTGTTATAGAGATATTATGGCAGCATGTGGTTATTTGGCTTATGGAAATTCATTGTATTGCACAAGAGTTATGCCGGATGATTCAACATTTGCTAGTATTATTGCAGTAAGTTCATCTGAAGCAATATCTTTATCTGATGGTGTTGTTAACTGGGTAAATATGTGTCCAGTAGGTCAAGCACCTTCAGCAGTTGGTGTTCCATCAGCTTATTCTCTTGATGATTTGAATAGCTGGGATCCAGATAATTTTCCCGATGATATAAATTGGTCTGATTATCAGTCAGATAATTATCCTTTTGTACTTCTTGCAGATTCAAGAGGGGCTCACGGAAATAACATAAGAGTTGCTGTTCTTGATTATTATACATCAAATAGAATAGCGGCTTCTGGTGGAACCGCATTTTCTAGTTGGGCAACTTCAGCGGCATTTGTTGATCTTGATTCACCTGTTTCTGATGCAAAATCTTTTGTTATTATCGTGCAGGTAATGGACCAAGGATCTTCAAGTTATGAAAATGTTGAAATATGGAACCTTTCCACAGATCCTTTAGCAGATGATGATATGGGTATCAATAGGTTTGCAGAATCCATCAATTCAAAATCACGATTTATTAGATTGGCTTTGAACCCACTTTGGGAAAATCAAGAAATTGCATGCTCGACATCTACATGGAAATATCTTGCAGACGGATCAAATGGTACTGCAAACGAATCATTAACAAGTCAATGTATTTCTGGTTATTCATATTATTCAAATTCAGAAGAAATTGATGTAAACATTTTTATTGATTCTGATAAATCAATTACTGTAAAACAGTATCTGATAGATGTTTGTGAAGCAAGAATGGATGCAATGGCTATTCTTGACGTTCCTTATGATAAAGTTGTATATGCAAGAGGAAATATAGAAGAAGGACTTCGTAGATGGTGTTATGAAACATTAAAGGAAAACACAAGCTATGCTGCTCTTTATGGTAACTGGCTTGAAGTATTTGATAAATGGAATTCAAAATATCGTTGGATTCCGGCTTCAGGACACGTAGCGGGAATTTATGCGAATACTGACTCGGTAACAGATCCATGGTTTGCACCTGCGGGCTTAAACAGAGGTCAGTTAAATAGCATTAGGAGATTAGCTTGGAATCCAAAACAGAGTCAAAGAGATCTTCTGTACAAATACAGAATTAACCCAATTGTAGGATTTTCAGGCCAAGGGCAGGTAGTTTGGGGACAGAAAACTTTATTGGATAAAGAATCAGCATTTAATAGAATAAATATTCGTAGACTGTTTATAGTTCTTGAAAAGGCTATATCAACAGCTGCAAAATATTATCTATTTGAACCTAATGACACTACTACAAGAATGTTACTTGTCAATATGATTGATCCATTCTTGAGAGATGTAAAAGCAAGGAGAGGTATTTACAGGTTCCAGATTGTTTGTGATGAAACAAACAATACACCTGAAAGAATGGATAGAAATGAACTGTATTGTGACATTTATATTCAACCAACTCGTACAGTTGAGTTCTTGGTGCTTTCGTTTATAGCAACCAAAACAGGTGTAGCATTCAATGAACTGGCTGGTTCAAGTTTACAGATATAAAAAATGATACTGGATAGAATTAGTTCCATCCAGTATCACACGATATAAATAGGATTACAATTAATTATAAGGAGAGTATAAAATGCCAAGTATTGATATTGATAGCTATCGAGCATCTTTTAGTGGTGGTGCCAAAGCCTTTTTGTTTTACTATAAACCAACATTTCCATCAGAGGTTATGGGTGATACAGAATCCAGCACTTATCTTG